CGGGGGATCCGAAATGGCCGCGATCCTGGGCGTGAGCCCCTGGGAGGGCCCCGCCGACGTATGGGCCCGGAAGAAAGGGCTTACGCCAGAGCGTGAGGACAGCCTCCGGTTCAGGATGGGCCGCCGTTACGAGGGGCCGGTTGCGGAGGAATACGCGGAGCGTGAAGGCGTGAAGCTATTGAAGGTGGATGGGCTTTATACCCATCCGAGCGCTCCCCTGGTCGGTACTCCCGATCGACTGATCGCCGGGAAGAAAAAAGGGGTGGAGATCAAGACCGCGGATCCGAATATCGCCTGGACTTGGGGGGAGGATGGGACCGACGAGATTCCGCTATACTACACGACCCAAGTGGCAACCTATATGGCGCTCCTGGGCTACGACGATTGGGATGTAGCGGTCCTATTTGGATTCAACGATTTCCGAATCTACCGGCTGCACCGGGATCTCGAGCTGGAAGCCATGATCCTCGAGAGGGCCAGGGAGTTTTGGTCAACCTATGTCGTGGGAGACAAGGAGCCCCCACCGGACGATTCCAATTCCTACGCGAATTACCTGGTGAAGAAATACCCGTCGAACCTTCACCCGATGATCGAGGCGAACGACGAGCAGACCGCGGCGATCGCCAAGCTGATCGAGGTAAGAGCTGATCTGGCCCAGGTAGAGAAGCAAGAAAAGCTACTCGAAAACATGGTCAAGGGAGAGATCGGCGCCGCGGAGGGGATCAGCTCACCATTCGGCCGCGTAACGTGGAAGCTGACCAAAGACAGTACCACGGTGGATTGGGAGGGAATTGCCCGATATTCGTGGAATTTGCACAACGATATTTACACGCCAGAGGTTCAAGAGAGATACATAAAGGAGTTTTCCACAACCAAGCCGGGGTATCGTAGGTTCCTGGTATCCCCGAGCAAACTACCCATGAAAGGGGGAGAGTGAATGGCGATTATCTACATCCAGAAGAAGGACAATGGCTTGCTGCTGCGGCGCGAGGTCGAGGAAGGGGATGAGGATATTGGCCTGGGATTCAGCAAAGAGGTTGTCCTCGAGGAATCAGGGGGGGATTTCGAGGCGAAGATCGGCCGAGCCATTCTCTCCCTGTTCAAGAAGCCCCGAAAATCTCCGGTGAGGAAAGGGGCGGCTGAATGATCCTGAACATGAGCGTGGAGGCATGGGGCGCAAACCAGAATGGACCGGACAAGATCATCGACGTTGGCTTGCATGGCGGCGAATTCCGGATTCACCTGTTCGACGGGAAAAGGCACATCGGGCATTTGACCGCGTTCCGCGGGAACGAGCCGGAAGGAGACAAGGCGAAGGTTGCAATCGAATTCGTACCGGACATGAAGTACACCAACGAACACCTGATCGACTCGAGGAAAAAGGAGGCTACGGCATGAGCGATGTAGTTCTGACAGAAGGAGAGGAAGGATCCTCCGCGGAGCTGGCGAGGATCGACGCTGGATCCCTGGCGATCCTGAACAAGTCCGAGATCGAGCAACAGGTGGACACGGCGAAAAAGTACCCGCGGAGCGTCAAGCGGTTCCGGGACGAGGCGATGACGATGGCCACCCTCACCGAGTCAATCGCGGAGGGCTGCATCTACGCGGTCCCTCGCGGGGGAAAGACCATCGAGGGCCCGAGTGCCAGGTTCGCGGAGATCATCATTTCCGCGTGGGGGAATTCCCGGGCCGGCGCCAGGATCATTTCCGAGGACACCGAAACGATTACCGCCCAGGGGTTTTTCTTCGACGTTGAAAGGAACGTAACAATCGCCCTCGAGATCAAGCGCCGGATCACCGACAAGCACGGCCGGCGTTACAACACCGATATGATTTCCACCACGGGCAACGCCGCCGCGTCGATTGCCTTCCGTAACGCGGTCCTCAAGGGGATCCCCAAGGCGTTTTGGGCCGATATGTACGAGGCCGCAAGAAAGACCGCTATCGGCACGGTCGAGACGCTGGTGAACAAGCGCTCCAAGATGATCGAGTATTTTCAGAAGATGGGGATTACCACGGAGGCTATCTGCGCGACCCTCGAGATCCCCGGCGTCGAAGATATCGGGATGGACGAGCTGGCTGTCCTCAAAGGGATGGCCACAGCTCTCAAAGAGGGGGAGTCTACCCCCGAGCAGCTTTTCAAGATGCCCGAGAAGGCAACCCCAGGGAAGGGAACGGCCGGCCTCAAGGACAAAATCAAGGAGAAAGAAAAGAAGGAGGCCCCTCCGCAGAAGGAGAAAACCGCGGGGGATCTCGCCACCGAAAAGAAGCCCGAACCGGAAAAGACGGCCGAGCCGGAGAAAAAGCCCGAGCCGGAGAAAACCACAAAAAAAGAGCCGCCGGCCGAGAAAAAGGGCCCCGAGGTTGCCCCAGGATCCACGAACGGGACCCAGGCCGATACAGGGACCGGGGTAGTTTCCGCGATTGCCGCGATCCTCCGCGGCGCCGACAATCCGACCGAGCTGGACATGGCATGGAAGCGCGAAGTCGAGAACGGGACCCTCGCGGCTATCGACAAGAAGAAGCTGGCTTTCATCTACCAAGAAATGAGCGTGAAGCTCCACAATAAAAAGTAATGCCGCTGTGCCTGTACTGCATGACGATCGCGGATATGGCCCCTTCCATCTTCGGGGAGGGGCCATGCGATCCCCCTCATTGTATCAAGCCCTCCTGCTGCATCGAATGTCCGGAGTGTTCCGATTGGTTCCAGGCGATCGAGCCGGAAGAAGGAGAAGTAAAGCACCCGAAAGGCGGCGCGGCTGAAAAGCCGGGGATCCTCGAGAAGTTGCCAGCCCGTGAAGGCCGGGAGACGCCGAGAGAGAGGGACCGGATGGTAGGCGATCCCGCCGCTCAAACGAAGAAGGATGAGGACATACCCTGGTGAAGATATGGATATGGAAATTGAGTCCAGAAGATGTTGCTCGAGGACGATCCGAGGGGGCCGATCGCACCGCGGAGTCATCAGTACGGAAATACAAGGTGGGATCCCGAGGCATAAAAAACTATGACGAAAGAGAGGCTGGCGATATCAGAGCCGCCTGGGGAGAAATAGGTTTCGGAAGAATCCTGGGGGTAGAGGTTGATCTTGGCCTGGTCGATTTACGCACCCACAAGAAACCGCACGATGTAGCGGGTTACTATGAAATCCATTCGACGGCCTATGCTGATGGTCAGCTACGGCACGAAAAAGGCAAGGACGATGAAACAAAACCGTTCATCCTCAATGTAAGTCGGGAGCCGTACATGGAATATAAGGGATGGCGTTGGGGATGGGAGTGCCGACAGGAAAAATACTGGAAGGCGCTGGATCCAAACCGCCCCCCGAGCTGGTTTATCCCACAACGCGATCTGTCACCAATGGAAACTCTGCCCGGAACGGACGGCAACCCAAAAGATTGGAGTGAAGTCGAAAAAAAGATACGCCGCTACGATGCGGACTTGTGGATGAAATTGTGGAATATGGGAGTGAATCAGCCCGGGAAAGCCCTGGACGCGGGGATCCTTCCTCCCGATGAAGAAAAAATCAGGGATTGGATAGCGAAACAGAAGCGCTCATGGTGAAAATCACCTTCTATCACGGGAGGAAATGCTGTCCCGTCCACGGCTGTCAATGGGCTGATCCGGAATGTCCGGTCGTGGGCGGGACCCAGGAACACGATACCTGTCGGTACTGCATAGACGATCTCGCCAAGCGCGTCAAAGAATGGTGCAAGAACCGCCGATCTACTGTTTCCGACCCCGATTGTGGCATCCATCACAAGTAAGGATCCCCCGGTTATGGTGCAAGGCTGATACCTTGGCCCTTGCAATCTCCGTAGCTGCATTGTGAGCGTCCAGCGTATCCTTCACTTGCTCCTGATGGGTCTGGATAATGTCGATCTTGTCCGTCAGAACCTTGCTCGTCTTTACCAGCTCTCCCATCTGCCGGTTGATTACTCCGCGATCCACCTTGCTTTCCACCGTTGACAGCGCGATCCAGCCGGTGAAGGCGAGGATCAGCAAGGGGATAATCTTGTTGACCGTTTGTAAGACTGTTGGTTGACGCCGCTCCGTATTCGCCATCACTAAAATCGTACCCCCAGGAGAAGTTGTCCGTTCAGGTTGCCCTCATTCTCAAGCCCGATGATGCCTTTTGCCGAGGGATAGAAGGATCCAATCCGCATCGGCAGAAACTCAAGCTCTCCCTGTAGCGTGTTCCTTCCTCCGATACCGTACCAGATCCCCCCGTGCCATTCCCTTTCCCGGCCCAGGAACGGCACG